GATCCTCCAGTGTCGCGACTCCGCGGCTGAGGCGAAATTCGACAGAATGCAGCAGAATAAGCAGAACTGGGACGTCTATCACGGGAGGCACGACTTCTCTCATAAGATTCCAGGACAGAGCCGCGAAGTCCTCAGTATGCAAGGGATGGCAGTCGAGAGCACTTGCGCCTACTTTCAGCAGGCACTGATCGACTCGGGTGACTGGTGGGGAGCTTCTGCGAAGGACAGTAAGTCAGAGTCGAAGCTCAAGGTGCGCCCTGACGTCGTCCGTGACCTGACGAATGATCAGCTTGAACGTGCGGGAATCCTACGGCACGTCGGCCTCGGCATTAAGTCGGGTCTCCTCGGCGCTCTCATGATCACAAAGGTGCACGGAGAGAAGCGTCCCGTTCCCCTCTACGTGGCGAACCGCTCAGCGACAGCACGGAAGGCGACACTCAAGCGGGTCGACAAGAAAAGCTGGCAGCTCAAACTCGACCTCGTCTCGCAGCACAACTACTACCCGGACCCTACGGGAGCAGGCCTCTACGAAATCGAAGACATGTTCTGTGATCTCAAGGACGTCATCGCCCTGTCAGAGGGGAAAGACGCCATTTACGACTGCGAGGAAGTCGAGAAGATCCTGCCACTGCAGGATGACTCGGACGCTGAACGTGAGCAGGATGAGCGCAGACGAACGGACCAGAACAGCACGTCGCTCGGATTCCGCAGTCGCGTGAAGCTGACCGAATACTGGGGCGACATCCTCGACGATGACGGTGAAGTTCTCTGTGCGAATTGCGTCGCCACCGTAGCGAACGATAAGTGGCTGATCAGACCGCCGACTCCGAATCCACTGTGGCATCAGGAGTCACCTTACGTGACGGCTCCGATCATCGACGTGCCGGACGCAGTGTGGCCGAAAGCCCTCATGGATGCGCCGACCCGCCATAACATTGCACTGAACGAACTCTACAACCTAATGGTGGACGGCGGAATGGCCGCTGTAAACAACATCGGTATGATACGGGCAGAATGGCTCGAAGATCCGTCTGAGCTTGAGAACGGCATTAAGCCGGGAACGAAACTCAAGGTCAACTCACAGTGTCCTCCTGGCGCTAAGGTCCTCGAAATGGTCCCGTCAGGGACAGTGCCACCGGACGCTCAGAACATGTTCAACATCCAGAGGCAGGAATTCAATGCGAGCGCACTGACGTCTGACATCAGATCGGGCATCCAGCCGAAGCGGGAAGTAAGCGCCACTCAGACCGTCGAGACGAGCCAGACGATCACTTCCGTCTTCAAGGGAATCTGCGAACAGATCGAGCAGAGCTGGATTAAGAAGATCCTGCAGAAGAGCTGGCAGACTTCCTGCCAATTCAGCGACGACATCGACGAGCATGACATTCACAGTGTGCTCGGTGACCGTGCGGACGCCTTCATCGCGCTCACGCCTGAGGAACGCTTTGCAGAGACCGTGCAGGGAATGAAATTCTCCGTCTACGGAATCAGCCAGCAGCTCGCGAAGGCGCAGGACTTCCGTAAGATTACGACTCTCATGCAGACGATCGGAAGCTCAGAACCACTGCTCGAAGCTTACGTCAAACGCTTCTCAGTCGACGAACTGCTCCTCGAAGCAATGAAGTCACTCGGACTCAACACGAGGAAGCTCGAACTGAGTGCGAACGAGCAGGAAATGATGGCGCAAGGAGCGCAGGATCAGGCGCCACCGCCTCCGGGAGCCGCAGGACCAGACATGATGTCACAGGTTCAGAGTCCGAACACAGGATCGCAGGCTGATCAGCTCGGATCCGCGGCAGGACCGCAGATTCCGACAGCACACTTCCCGGCCAGCAGAGCGACACCGGGAGGAACACAGTGACGGAACGTGAACTCGAACAGCTAAATCAGGGGAGAGTGCTCAGGGACGCGAGTCAGGCGCTCCTCCCCCTCCTTCACTCCATGAAGACAGGGGTGATAGGGCGGACAGTGGCCCACTTTAGAGCCGGGGAGACTGAAAAGCTCATCACCCTGGCCGCAGAACTCAGCGTAATCACAGAACTCGAAACGAAACTAACACAGAACAATGCCGTTACGGCGGCGAGAGAGGGGAAACTACATGGAAATTGAGACGGAACCGGGGAACACAGTGCCAGAAGGGACAGTCTTCGAGAATAGAGGCTTCATGGCCGACATTACGACGGACGACGGACAGCCGGAGCTGACTCCGGAGCAAGCTGACGCACTAATGGCGGGGGGAGCAGCAGCTCCCGTGCCGGCGGAAGCAGCGCAGGAGGAGGAAGTCGAGGGAGCGCCGGAAGTTCCGCAAGCTGCGGCACCGAAAGTGCGCATCGGCTCCAGAGAATTCGCAACGGCAGAGGAAGCCTGGACTTACGCTCAGGAACTTGAGCAAGAAAAGATTGCGGCTGACGCATTCCGTCAAGGAGTCGAGACGGCAGCGCAAGCTCAGCAGAGTAACCTCCCTCCGGCACCACAGGAGCCAGAACAGATCGACCCTCTCTTCTACACGGATCCGGCAGCATGGTCTCGGAAGCGCGAAGCTGAACTGGCGGCACAGATCGAAGCTCGGATCAATCAGAATCTGACGATCAAGGAGCGGAACGCTCAGACCTGGACTAAATTCTACAGCGATTACCCGGACCTAGCGAAGGCGCAGCCCCTCGTCCAGCTAGCTCTCAATCAGGACTGGAATACCCTCCAGCACATTGAGACGGGGAAGGCTCTGAAGTTACTAGCCGACAAGGTTCGCGCCATGAAACGCGAAATGCTCGCCGACGAACTGCCAGGACAGACGCTGCCACAGGTGAGACAGACTGCATCTGCAGGTCGTGGCGTCGGGGTAACCCCGGCAGCTCCGAAAGAGCAGGCCTTGAATTTCATCCAACAAATGCGCACCATGACTAAGAAGAAAGCATCAAGAATGCGCCGCTAACGCGGGGCTGAACTTTAAGGAGAAGAAATGGCTAATTTTACTTGGTCCTTTGATCAGCCCACGGGCGTGTTCAAGAATCACAAACTGAGTGCTAAGCTACGCGAAGCCTCAATCGTACAGACCCTGTTCGCACAGTTCGTCGACGCTGAGCCCGGATACGGCAAAGGTTCCGGCGACACCGTGAACGTGACCCGCATCTCGAACATCACCGTGCCCACCTCGTCGGTACTGGTCGAAGGCGTTCCGATCTCGGAAGATACCTTCAGCCTGAGCACTCAGGCGATCGTGGTCGCGGAGAACGGTCGTGCCGTTCCCTTCACCAGCTTCGCAATGGACCTCGCTTACTTCGACGAGCAGAGCAAGGTGCAGAAGAAGCTCATGCAGCAGATGAAGATCTCCATGGACAACGCTTGCGCCTCGGCTGCGAAACTCGGCCAGATCCAAGCGTCGCTCGGTGGCATCAGCAGCATCACCTTCGCAACGAACGGTACTCCCGGCACCAGCGCCGTGAACATCAACATGTATCACGTTCAGCAGGTCCGCGATTACATGTTCAGCACCCTGAACCTCATGCCCTACAGCGGCGAAGACTACATGTGTCTCATCGCTACGACCGGTAAGCGCGGCTTGACCAGTGACCCTGCCTGGGTCGATTGGCACAAGTACACGGATCCCCAATCCATGTACAACAGCGAGATCGGACGCATCGAGAACATTCGCTTCATGGAAGTGAATAACGCCTCGGCGCTCAGCGGTAGCAAGGGAACGGGCTCGGTCCTCGGTGAAGCTCTCTTCTTCGGTGAAGACTTCATGACGATGGCAGTGGCACAGGATCCTGAACTACGCGCTAAGATTCCGACTGACTACGGTCGCTCGAAAGGCGTTGCCTGGTACGGCATCTACGGTTTCGGCCAGATCTGGAAAGACAGCGCGAACGCCGGTGAAGCCCGCTCTGTCCTCGTAACCTCTGCATAAGAGTGACTGAGGGGGCGAAAGCCCCTTCCGTCCCGTTTGAACTGAAACTAAAATCGCACACAGGAGCACACAATGTCATATGACAGACTAGCACTAGACCGCTGCCTTAACGTGGCCAGCGGCACGATTACGACTGCGGCGAACCTCGCTGCCACTGCGGCAGACTGGGTTGTCTTCAACGTACAGCATCCCATCATGATCAAGCGCATCTCCATGTTCATCAAGACCGCTTGCACCTTCGGTAACACGGCACCTGTCGTCTCCGTCTACTCGCGTCCGACCACAGCGTCGAGCGCCGGACAAGTGACGATCGGTACCCTGACGATTCCGAACGGAACTGCAGCCGGTAAAGTCGTCTACAAGGAACTCAACTCGGTCCGCGTTCACGCCGGATACGACTTGGCCCTTGCCGTGACGACGAAAGGCGGAGACGCCGGAACCGCACAGGGAGACGGCTTCATCGGTTTCATGTACGAAATGGATCCTGAAGTTCCCGCCGATCAGACTAAGATGATCGCTTCCGCTTAATCCTGACCTTCTCTGGTCGCCTGCCGAAAGGCGGGCTACCGCTAGAAGAGCAGACTCGTGACCGGCCCACAACGGGACGCCACTAAACCAAAGGAGCTACCATGGCTAACATTGCCGCCTCTGACGTGACTTACACCGTAAAGAACCTTCGGCGCATGGGAAACTCCCGCGTGCAGAATCGCATCCAGCTCGCCTTCGGTGACGGCGCCCTGACCTACCCTGCCGGCGGCATTCCGCTGACGAAGGGTAAGCTCGGCTGTCCGAACACAATCGAGTCCCTCGTCGTCGTCGATCAGGGAACGTCGGGCTACAAGTTCATGTTCGATTCCGTCAACGTGAAACTCGTCGTCCTTCAGTCTGGCGCTCACACCCACAACATCCTGCTCAAGAATGCGGCAGTCGCAGACTCCGCTGGTGCTCGCGTTAACGCAGGTGCTAACCTGCTCGGCGCTAACACTGGCGGCGATCTGACGATCACTGGCGGTGGCGCTAACGGTGGGGTCGTCTCGACTACTATCGGAGCGGCATCAGAAGCAAGCGCCGTAGCAATCGCAGCACAGACAATAATCGTTGAGGTTATCGGCTGGTAGGGTTTACCCTTTAGGGAAACCTAAG